TGATTTGCAGAATATCCGAGGCAGAGGAGCCTGGAAAGAATCTGATAGAATTATCTTCCATTCCGGGATGCAGTTACTCAGCGAGAAGATTCGATACAATCTTGGCAGCATTGAAACGGAGTTCACCTATGAGATGCGAAAGAACATCCGCATTCCGATAGAAAATTCTATGGACAGAATCGAATGTTCTCTCCTTACAAAAATCTTGTCAGGACTTAATTGGCAGACTGATGCTGATGGTAAGATGTTGGCAGGATGGTTAGCAATAGCACCGATTTGCGGAGCATTATCCTGGAGGCCTCATATTTGGATTACAGGCCCAAGGGGGAACGGAAAAACCTATGTACTTGAACAGATTATTCACCAGGTCTTAGGAGAGTTTTCAATCAATGCTCAAGGAACAGCAGCAACAGAGGCAGCCATAAGACAAAAGCTTAATAGTGATGCCATGCCAGTCACCATTGATGAGTCGGAGGGTAACGATGAGAATGCAGCAAGAAGAATGCAGGAAGTTATTGCACTTGCCCGGGCAGGAAGCTCAGAGAAGTCTCCTGCGATTCCAAAAGGTGGAAAAGATGGAAAGGCAACGGACTATTTTGTCCGCAGTTGTTTTTTGTTTGTAAGTATAAATCCGCAATTGGTGAACGATAGCGACAAGAGAAGATTCACTATCTTCGAACTTGCAAAGCATCAAGACTCTGAGAAGTTCAATATTCTTAACAAGAAGAAGAAAGAAGTAATTAACAAGGATTTTGGCGTGAGATTTATAGCGAGGATGGTAAATCTTGTTCCTAACATCTTGCAATCGATTGCGATATTTACGGAAGTGATTACTGAGGCAGTTGGAGATCGGGCAATAGGTGACCAGTTCGGAGCTTTACTTGGTGGATGGTGGCACACCTGGAATGATGATGTTGTAACATTAGAGCAAGCTTGTGATGAATCTGTTGAACTGCTAAAAATGAAAGGACTAACGAACCAAACAGCAGATTTGACAGATGAGGAAAGATGTCTACAGACCATACTACAGAATGAAACAAGAATCGAAGGAGATTTTATTGGAACAGTAACAGTTGGTGAGTTGGTCGAATATGCTTCTGAATATAATCCACAAGCAAAGATTAAGCAATCGGCAGCAGATGAGAGGCTTCAGAGATTAGGATTGAGAGTAGTAGAAGAGAACAAAGAAAAGTATCTGTTGATTCTGAACACATCTACCTGGGTAAAAACAATTCTCAGCCGTACACCTTGGGCAATTAGCTATTCAACTGTACTCCTAAGGCATAAAGGAGCATCGAAAAGAGGCACAACGAGATTCGCACCAGGTCTTATTGGAAGATGTGTGCAAATAAATCTTAAAAATGTGCTGTAAAAATTTGCAGTATAATAAAATATTATTATTTTTGTGCATCGTTAATAATTAAAACTACCAAGTTATGACTAACAACAAATTCAGTACAGGCATTTTTATGGAATGCGACAACTTTCCTACAAACGAAGTTTATGTAAAACTAATCGGAACATTCATCGAAGAAGAAAGAGGCTCACGTGACAGCTATGGATGCCAAATAGAACCCGATTGCGGAGCATATTTTGAACTTGATGACATCTTCATTACTGACTATAATAAATCAGTCACAATTGAAGAAGCTGCTATCTTGTTTGAACGCAGCAAATATGAACTACAAATATTATTTTCTGAAACTTTAATGGAGGCTTACGAGTCTAATGAGGAGGATTCAGTATGGTTTTAGCAATAGCATTTTTTTGTCTCAGCACAGGTCTTGGCCTGTTGCTGATGACTGAATCTCTCGGGCCATATTCCCCGAAACCAAAGCGAAAAAACAAGTATAAGTATAACGAACCTAAAAATCATTAAAATGGTAAACAAAGTATCGCTGATCGGAAGAATCGGCAACATTGAAGTGAAGGATACAAAGAGCGGAGATAAGCTCACAAACCTATCCTTAGCAACATCTGAAAGCTATAAGGATAAAAATGGAGAATGGCAGGAAAAGACCGAGTGGCATCGCTGCACTATCTTCAAAGAGTTTAAAGCTGACAAAGGTGATTTGGTGTACTTGGATGGCAAAATTACATACCGGGAACATGAAGGAAAGTACTACACCGATATCATTGGCTCGTACGTTCGTAAAATCAATTCTAAGGGAGAAAAGATAGTTGAGCAATACGAAGTTCAAGAAAGCTTACCGAGTCCTACAGGAGCGCAAATGGTAGCGATGAAAGTAAAGGTAAGGAAAGGAGAACTTACGCTGTCTCAGATTCGAGAAAAGTTCAACCTAACAACTGAAGAACTTGCAGTCTTGAATGCTGAAGTTCCTGCTGGGGAAGATGATGGAGAGTTACCATTCTAAAAAAATTAGAGCATCCGATTGAGATGCTCTTTTTTTATATTGTTCCTATCAGAGTGACTTTTAATCCTTTTGCAGTACCATCTCCGACCTGATCTATATCAACTGTTATCTCAGCATCATCTGTAAGACTTGAAGTTACTATGGTAGCAGGAGTAGCTGCTGTTACTGATGTCTTTTCAGTATTATCAATTGTCAATTTTGTTCCCAGGATAGATGTTCCTGATTGGTTGACATCTACAGTAAAAATACTACCACTTGTCTGTGCTACACCTAAGCTCGCACGAACTTCTGTGAGCGTAAAAGCGAAAGGCATTCTGAATATTATCTTGCTTGTGCCTGTAGTAAGTGCTGTAGTCTCATCGCTAACTGCAAGCTGAATCACTTGTTTGTATGTTAGTCCTGTTATATTTCCGACATTTAGAATATCCTGCCCATTCATATCGATATCATTGGCTCCTGCATTATTGCCGGAAGCCAAAACAACTGCCAAAGTATCTGCTCCGATAGTCACATCGAAGAACAGGCATAGTTTTTCAAGGGTATCTTGGTAATCGCTTCCCCAAGCAGAACCTCCTGAGTCTTGAACTTGCCCCCAATCTTTAATTTGAGCGATAACATTCATAGTTCTGATATCTATGAACTGAAAACCGACATTTGGAGATTGAAAAGGATAGATACGAATAGCACCTTTTGGTACTGCCTGCATCAATCCGTAATCAGGATCGGTAAAAATTACCATATTCCCTGATGCATATATCTTGAGAGTCTTATTTATCATCTTTGTTCTCTACTTTTTTCTGCTGTACTTTGCCATACAATAATGTTCCTGTGAATGCTGCTATCGAAGTAAGGAATATTGACATTCCAGACCAATCCAATGTGCTGCATTTTACAGCGTGAATAATTATGTACACCAAAATTCCAAGAGATAGAAGGCAGATACATAGTGTACCGAGAAACAAAGTTACTCTCATGCTTGAAAGGTCGGTACTTTCTTTAAGGAAGTTAAACATATTAGTGAGTTTTTTCAAGTCTTTCGACAAGGTGTAAAAGCTTCTTCATCATCGAAGTATTGTTTTCGATAACGTGATTGTTCGAAGTTACTGTGTCCATAAGTTTTGAACGATCTTCTGTGAGATATTCTTCAAGTCTTTTCTCAAGTTCATGGATTCTTGCTTCGTTTTTCTTATGCCAAATAAAAAATTGCTTGCCCATAAAGTAGATCAATGCAATCATCAAGATGGCAAAAATACCAAGAACTCCATAATTTGCCAATTGATTAAGAAAACTGGGTACTGCTTCCTGGAATAATAATGTGTTCATTTTATTTGTATTCAATTATAGGTAAATATTTGACCCACCAACAGTCAATGTTTTCGTTATAATAAATTTGATATAGTGGCAAAATCCAAGTTTCATTCGACAATCGCAATGGTGTAAACATATGGCCTTCTATATAATATTTATTTGTAAGATATTTTACTTCTTCTTCATCTAAGATACCACCGAGCATCTCATAGTTCGATTAGTGTCAAGTTATATAAAGCATTGTTTTGAAAAATCTTTATAGCTTCAAACCATTGTTTATCCGGTACGACCAAACATCCTGCGGACCAACCATCGACATTAGCCAACCAACCACCACGATGAAAGTTTATGCCATACCAACCCTTTGTCTTGACTACCTTGTCGAGCTTTCTGTCTTTGTTAGCATCTCTCCAAATCTCAATTGCACCCGCTTGGAAAAAGTAAGGAGCATTTAACCATAGGCTTTTCCAATTGCCCGAAGTGACAAATTTATGTGATCCGATAACTTGCTGCTCGCAGGCAACCGCTGAGCCAGTTATGCCGCCAACGGTCAAAGGATTAAAAATAATATAATCGCCTGGAGTTGTTGAGCAGGTCATGACCATATCGGCAACCCTATTATTAAACCTGATGCAGTAATCCGAAAACTTATTGTCATAGCTTTGGTCGGTACGTACCCAGACTAAGTCATTAACTGGCTTCACCCAGCCTCTTTTGTTCATCTCAGCATCAATAAATTGTTTAGCGCCTGCTAAACTAAGCGGACCAATAATGCCATCTATGGCACCTGAGTAATATCCTCTGTCTTTGAGTATCTGTTGAAATGCTTTCATTATTCTACTGGTGGGAATGGTGGAGCAGGTTTAGGTTTATATTCAATCAAAGGTAAATCTTTTACCCATTGGAACTCAGGATTCACGCAAAATTCTATTTCTTCTGTGCTGATAATCCATTGGTCAAAGTCATCCTGAATAGGATTAAAATAGCTGTCCTCATCATAAAGCTGACCTATTAAGCTATCTTTTTGCGATTCTGTTAAAAGTCCTACGTATGTCATACTTGTCTGCTTAAAGTTGTTTGATATGTATTTACTAAATTTGTTAAATTAGTTACATCAGTTGCTGTTAAACCATCACTAATAAAAGAAAAAGCGTGTTCATTGTCTGAATTGTATTGAGTAGCAGAAGCATTATTTAACTGACCTAAATATATATTTCTATTTGTTTTGCCATCACTAACAACATTATCATTGAAAAACAAAGAACCATTTATATAAGTAGTAGCAGTTGTAGATGTTGTTCTGCTTATAACGTGTAGTCTTGTTGTTTGAGAGCCTGATATTGAAGTTGCAGCAAAATTTGATGAATTTATTTGAAGATAATAACTACTACCTATTACTAATAAATAATTTCTATATGTATCTAAAGCACCCATAAAACAATTCTGTGAAAAGACATTTCTTAAATAACAACCAAAAGCAAAATCATTTTGCGAATAATTAAAAGGTTTTAAAAATGTATCTGCATATCCATTTACACCATTAGGCTTTGCTCCAGTGCTGCTATGTGTCCAACCCCCATTAAACACCAATCTAAACGCTGCATCAGTATCTTGTGGGTCTTTCAAATTCCATTTATGAGTTGTAGCAGTACCGCCCACCATTGGGTAAATAGCTTTCATCTTTGTCCAAATGCCTGCTGTTTGTAAGTCATTTACAAGAGTATTAACTGCTGACTTTTGTGTATTATCAGTTATTTCTGATGCATATAAAAATGCATTTGTTTCGTTATTGTATGCAGTATTATAATAATTTGCATTAACAGGATTAACATTTCTACTCAATTCATATTGATAACCCTCAACTATCTGATTAAATACTAATACTTCGGTATCAGTTAAACCATCGCCCAATGATGCAAAAGCGCATTCACGATTACTATAATTTATTATACTTGTATTTCCATAATTCGCTGCACTAATGTATGCAGGTATATTAGATAATGCATTTGAAGTAGTAGATAACGATTGTATATTTAAATTATTTTTAAATAGTTTAATAACATTTGATGCTGTTCTACTACCTAAATAAAATCCTCTTGAATCTAAATTAGCTACTGTGGTAGGACCACCGCCATTATTTAATCTTATAAATGTTCCACCTACACTATGTCTTATGGCTAAATCTGAATATGAATTTCCAGCTAAAGGAGGCGAAGATGATGGGTCTTGAAGTACGCCTATTTCTTGCATTGCAGCAGCAGCAGTATTAGAACGAGAGTAAAATGCATAATGAATGCTATTTATATTCATAACATTATTTGCTAAAAAAGTATTTGCATAACCATTTATACCATTAGGCAAAGCTCCTGTGCTGCTATGTGTCCACCCACCTGAAAACACTAACCTAAACGCTGCATTAGTATCCTGTGGGTCTTTCAAATTCCATTTATGCGTTATTGCAGTGCCTCCAACAAAAGGGTAAATAGCTTTCATCTTAGCCCATATACTTGCAGCTTTAAGGTTTATTACTAAAGTATTGATAGCACTTTGTTGAGTAGGGTCTGTTATGCCTGCTGCCGTAATGAAAGCCTGAGCATCGGCATCGAAACCACCAAAAACGTAAGGATTTATTATCATCTTGTTCCGATTAAAGTTATTTTCAAACCAGTTGCTGTGCCGTCACCGATTTGGTCAATATCAATAGTTATTTCGGCATCATCAGTTAGCGCACTTGTTGTAATTGTTGCAGGAGTTGCAGCTGTTGTACTTGTTTTTTCTGTATTGTCAATAGTTAGTTTTGTGCCGAGAATTGATGATCCTCCCTCGTTTATGTCAACTGTGAAGATAGAACCAGAAGCTTGAGCTGTTGTAAGCGATGCACGAACCGAAGTCAATGTCATAGCATGAGGCATTCTAAAGGTCATCTTTGCTGTTCCAGTTGTCAAAGCTGTTGTTTCATCCGATGCAGCTAACTGAATCTCAACTGGCTGTTTTGTGTTTTTCCAAAGCTGAGTAGAACTTTCATAAGTTAACACATCTTTGTCCGAAAGTGTTAATGTGTTAATACTAACATCATGCAATTCGTGTAACTCATCGACTCCTTCTTGAACCTTAACAAAGATTTTTCCATTGTTAGCATTAGCAAAAGTAACCCACCCTATCTGTACTGGATGAACTGCTGGTTCAATATTTGTTAAACCACCTGGATTAGTATCAGATAACCATAGAGAATCACCATCAGACCAACTTTCCA